GCAGAACAGCAGAGGACAGTCCAGTTTATCAAAGACGTGAGGGACAAACTGGAATCCTGTCTGGACGAAGTAATTTACGCGCTGAACGTTTACGCTGACCTGTATGGGCTTGCACCTGTCGGAGCTTATGAAGTCAATTATGATTTTGGAGACATCCTGTATGTGCGAGAAAACGACCGTGCAAGATGGTGGCAGTATGTGACCACTGGCAAGGTTCCGGCATGGTTGTATTTCGTGAAATTTGAAGGAATGACTGAGGAAGAAGCGAAAGCAATGGTCAAAGAAGCCGAGCCAAAGGAACCAACACTATTCGGAGAGGAGTAAAAAGATGGCAGACAAGCCGGTAACAAGGGAAGAAAAATACCTCGCATATCTGACAGGCGAAATTCCAAAGCCAATTACAAGAGAGTTTTAGTGAATTAAGTAAAAAAAGCGGAGAGGATTAAAACTCCTCTCCACTTTGCAATAACATTATTAACAGCCAGAATCTTCTCGCTTGGATACAGCAAATGTCCTTACTGTATTTACGCCAGGGACATTGCCATCATCAATGCACTTAGCCATGTGAAGCATAGATATAATTTGTGATGAAGACGGATGTTCTTTACCACAGTTTGGGCAAATTACCTTTTCCGTGTTAATTTGCTCGTTTACGTAATAGTTGCAATTACAAGTGCAATAAATTTTCAGTTTTAAAAACATTTTGCGACACCTCCTTAATAGGTTGATTGTAGCATATTTTTAAAACATGTACCACAACATTTATCGAAAGAGGTGATATATTATACTTAGTCCTGAATATTTACGACAAATTACAGAGGGCAGTGAACAAATTGCTGAAGAATTGCACCAGTATATCATCTCTGAGATCGTATCACGGATGATGGCAAGAATCGGCAGGGGCGAGGACTATATTCTGACCAATGCTGATGCGTGGAGAATCAGAACGTTACAGGAATCCGGTGAACTGTTAGAAGACATTCTGGCAGAACTATCCAGATACACCAAACGTGAGCAACAGGAGCTTCTTGAAGCATTTGAAGATGCCGGAATCACTGCAATGGAGTATGATGATAAGGTATATAAGGCGGCAGGATTAAGTCCTGTGCCGCTTGAACAGTCACCAACAATGATAAGACTCATGGAACGAAATATGCTTGCGACCATGGGCGAGTGGAAGAACTTCACACGGACAACCGCAAGTGCCGCTCAGAGGCTCTATATCGAACAATGTGACCTTGCATATAATCATGTGATGACTGGGGCAGTTGGGTATACGCAAGCCATCAAAGAGGCGGTTAATAACGTTGTGAGTGATGGCGTATATGTTGAATACATAAACAAAGAGACAGGAAAGAAAAGACGCGATACAATTGAAACCGCAGTTGCACGTTCTGTCAGAACTGGTGTGGCACAGGCTACGGGAGATATATCTCTAAAGCGCATGGAAGAAATGGATTGGGACTTGATTCTTGTCAGTGCACACATAGGAGCCAGAACAGGTGACGGCGGCGAGAATCCCGGAAACCATTCATGGTGGCAAGGCAAGATATACTCTCGTTCTGGCAAGAGTAAAAAATTTCCACCGTTCTCATTGACCGGATATGGGACAGCAAGCGGACTGTCCGGCGTCAACTGTCGGCATAGTTTCGGGGCAAGTGATGGAGAATTTAATCCCTATGCAGAACTATCAGCACAGGATAAAGCTGATAAAGGCAAGCAGTACGAAAAAGAACAGCGGCAACGTGCTTACGAGCGAAGAATCCGAAAAACAAAGCGTGAAGTCCTTGGACTGCAAGCAGGAGTCGACAATGCGCCGAATGAAAAGGCAAAATTCGCCCTCCAACAAGACCTTGACCGAAAGTCTTATCTTTTACAGAAACAAAATGCTGCATATAAAGATTATTGCAAACGGAATGGCCTGAGGGAACTACAAGACCGACTTATGATCGCTAAGTGGAACCGCCAGAACGCCGCTAAAGCCAGAGGAGCGGCAAGACGATATAAGACAGCAAAGGGGATTGACTGATGGATAGATGGGAATATTTCAATCCGAATCCTGTTAAGGATAAGAGAACAGGAGATTGCGTTGTCCGGGCAATATGCAAAGCAACCGGGTTCGACTGGGAAACGGTATTCACCGGATTAATGATACAGGCGTGCACTCTGTCAGATATGCCAAGTGCAAATTATGTCTGGGGAGCGTACCTCTATAAGCGTGGATACAGACGCAAACTGATTGAACAATCAGAACGATATATCTATACAGTCAACGACTTTTGTGCAGATCATCCGACCGGCACGTACATTCTCTGCATAGATGGCCATGTTGTGACGGCACAAGACGGCAAATATTTCGATACATGGGATAGCGGTAATGAAATCCCGGTATATTACTGGGAAAAAGGAGTAGCTAAATGAGCATACAGGAATTTATTCAATTTTTTCTTTCAATTTGTGGAGGGGTATCAATTATTGGAGGGGCAGCAGCTGTTATTTTTAAATGGATTGCTCCGGCATTTCGGCTTAATAAGAGAGTGGAAATTCTGGAAGACCACGATAAAAGAGATTTTGAAACGTTAAAAAGAATAGCTGAGAGAGATTCCCTTATTTTGGAAGTCTTGTCAACCATGTTGGACAGCCAGATTAGCGGCGACAATGTAGAGGAATTAAAAAAAACAAAACAGAAGCTTACAAATTATCTTGCACAGAATCAGCGTTAATTGCATTAATAAGAGGTATGCTCATGAAATTATATGTGTTCACAAAGAAAGATATAGACAGATTCTTAGTAGAGTGTAATTTCACGCCGGACGAAGAAAGATTGTTTCGGTTGAGATGTAAAGAATACACGCTTGAATACTGCGCTGAACAGATGAACGTGAGCATATCTACGGCGAAACGATTAAGCCGCCGAGTAAACAATAAAATAATCAAAGTGTGCTGATACTTTTTGGATACTAATTAGAGCCAGAAACGACCTGTTTCCGGTTCTTTTTTTATGTAAAAATATAATCAGAAAGGCGGTGTATAAGATGGCATTATATAACAATCCTTATCAATATAGTTTTGGCGTTCCTGGGCAGATGAACCAGTTCCAGCAACAGCCTGTCCAGATTCCAGCTCAACCAGTACAGCAACCACAGCAGAATAATAGCGGTATCCTGTGGGTATCCGGCGAAGTCGGCGCAAAATCCTATCTGGTAGCACCCGGGACAAGTGTTTTGCTGATGGATTCAGAATCAGAAAAATTCTTTATAAAATCAACAGACGTTTCCGGTATGCCACAACCATTACGGACGTTTGAATATCACGAGGTAGGCTCTCAGATGCCGCCTAAACAGCCTGTTCAAAACATGGACAGTAAATATGTCACCAGGCAGGAATACGACGATTTAAAAGCCAAATTCGACGCTATAGCAAGTCGATTAAATTCATTTTCTGAATCTGTTAGAGTTAATACCGTGCAGGAATCAGCGACCAAGGGAGGAAATGCAGATGAGTAATCCATTATTTAACGCGCTTGGTGGTGGAATGCCACAGGGAAATGGGCCAATGCAGATGATGCAGCAGTTTATGCAGTTTAAACAGAATTACAAAGGAAACCCAAAAGAAGAAGTCCAGAAAATGTTGCAGTCTGGAAAGATTTCTCAACAGCAGCTTAACCAAGTTCAGCAGATGGCAGGGCAGTTTCAGAATCTGCTGAAAGGAATGAAATAGTACATTACAATCTGGCCAGATTGATGTAAATACACAATAAAGGAGATTATAACTATGGATGGAAATTATAGCTTAGCAGACATTGCCGCTGCTACTGGAAATGGCAGAAATAATGACGGCATGTTTGGTGGAGATGGTGCATGGTGGCTTATCGTGCTTTTCTTGTTCGTATTCTGCGGATGGGGAAACAACGGATGGGGCAATAACGGCAATGGCGGCGGATATGCAGCCACAGCAGCTACTCAAGCAGACATTCAGAGAGGATTTGATAACTCCGCAGTAATCAGCAAACTTGACGGAATCAATAGCGGCCTGTGTGATGGCTTTTATGCCATGAATAACGGTATGCTTACCGGATTCAATGGAATCAACACAAACATCATGCAGACCGGCTTCGGAATCCAGCAGGCTATTAATGCCGATACTGTGGCTAATATGCAGAATACTAATGCTTTACAGGCACAGCTTGCGAACTGTTGCTGCGAAACCAGAGAAGCAATTCAGGGCGTAAATTACAATATGGCACAGAACACCTGCGCATTGCAGAACACCATGAACAGCAATACAAGAGACATTATTGACAGTCAGAACGCTGGAACAAGAGCCATTCTTGACTATCTTTGCAATGAAAAGATTTCTAGTCTGCAGGCTGAGAATAATGATCTCAGACGTGCTGCATCTCAGGATCGCCAGAGCGCACTTCTCACAACTGCAATGGCTTCTCAGACACAGCAGCTCATTAATGCAATCAATCCAGCACCGATTCCGGCATATCAGGTTCCTAACCCGAACACATATTACGGATGTGGATGCGGATGCAACACCGGATGCAATTGCTGATAACTTCATATCGAGAGTATCTTTCGATTGATTCGAATGTCGGCTTATGCCGTATTACACAGAGGGGCAGGCTGAGACCTGTCCTTTTGTGATATGAAAGGGGTAAAAATTATGGCAGAATTTACAAGTGTAGCTGCTCAGACTGTAGCAGCAAATGGAAACGTAGTATTTTCAAATACAGCAGTTAAGGGTTCTAACTGCATTCAGCACAGAGAGGGAAGCGGAATCATCACTCTAAGAGGACTGACTAACCAGTGTAAAGCGAGATTCTTCGTGGATTTTTCTGGTAATATCGCAATTCCAACAGGCGGTACTGTCGGAGCTATTTCTCTGGCTATTGCAATCTCTGGAGAACCTGTATTATCTTCTCAGATGATCTCCACACCGGCGGCAGTGGACCAGTACAATAATGTGTCCTCTGGTATCTATATTGATGTACCTCGCGGATGTTGTGTTAATATCGCAGTAGAGAATACAAGCGATCAGGCAATTTCTGTTGCGAACGCAAATATTGTCGTGACCAGAGAAGCATAGGAGGTGTGATTATGAGAGACATTAAAGACTTATGTGCAAGAATTGAAGACGAACTGTCCAAAATCGCTGACAGTGGGTTGACTACTGGAAATCTGGAAATGACATACAAGCTGATTGATATGTACAAAGATATAAAGAACACACAGTACTGGGACAAGAAAGTGGAGTATTACAACACGGTCCTTGATGAGATGCGTAGCGGATACAATGACGATTACAGCGAGCGTGGAAGAAAACATGACAGCATGGGGAGATACAGCTCAAGTGACGGCAGAATGATGCCAGATTACGACCGGGGCAATTCTTATGCCAGACGTGGTGAACATTATGTCAGAGGGCATTACAGCCGCTCTGATGGGCGAGACACTTACGATGACTACATGACACAGAAGCAGAGCTATCGCTCCGGGAAGTCTGAAGACTGCAAAAGAAAAATGCTTGCTGCACTGGAAGAACACATGGATGAGCTTACCGCGGAATTGAGCGATATATCCAAGGACGCAGAGTGTCGGGAGGAACGTGATCTTGTTAAAAGATACGTTGAAAAACTGAGAAGTATGCTTTGATTCCTGCAAATGTGGGGACAACTTTTTAAAAAAAATGTGATACTATAATCTTGCAAGGCATGGTGAACCTTGTAGGGCTTGCTGATTAGAAGTTTTTGCTTTCTTTTTCGTTTCATGTCCTCCTTTCTTTGTGAATATGTCCTTAAGAGAAACAGATTCGAGCGGAATCTGGAGGTTGAAAAGCGGATGCAATTTCCGGCATATTCATTAGCCGGTTTGACTGACTGGTAACACCTCTTTGTAAATGAAACAACATCTCCGTGAAAGTCGGATAGTGGCAGGCATAACACGATAAATACCTTGCTAACCCGGGAATCCGGGTTAATGGAATGTAGCTCAGTGGTAGAGCAGTAGCCTTATAAGCTATGTGCCGCAGGTTCGATTCCTGCCATTCCGATTATAGGTTTATCCTTATCCTGTGGACTGGAATTTAATCCAAATAGTCCCGAAAAGGTGTCTTCTGGGAAAGTGGCAACTATTGGCAGTGTTGCGGCGGTCTGTAAAACCGTTCCCTCGTGGTAAACATTATAGGTTCAATTCCTATCTTTCCCATTACCTTGCCAGTGGTCTAACTGGCTTAATCCATTTACCTGCGGCGGCAGGTCAATAAACACGACCAGGAGGATGTATATGCAGAAACTTATTGACACATTAAAATCATTTGGAATTGAGATCTCGGAGGATAAACAGGCAGATGTGAAAAAGGCACTCTCTGAGCATTATAAGAATGCTAAGGAAGTTGCAAAAACTCTGTCGAAAGTTGAGAGCGAACGTGATGACTGGAAAGAACGTGCTGAGACAGCAGAAGAAACCTTAAAAGGTTTTGACGGTATCGACCCGGCGAACATTCAGACAGAGCTTGCTGAATGGAAGAAGAAAGCCGAGGATGCAGAAAAGGAATTCAATGCGAAGATCTATGACCGCGATTTTTCAGACGCACTTAAAACAGCACTTGATGATGTTAAATTTTCCAGTGAGGCTGCAAAGAAGTCTGTTATGGCAGACATTAAAGAAGCCGGATTGAAGCTGAAAGACGGTAAAATCCTTGGGCTGAATGACTTGATCGAGCAAATGAAACAGACTGACGCATCCGCTTTTGTAGACGAATCTCAGCAACAGGCTCAGCAGAACCAGGCAAGATTTACCACTCACGTTGGACAGCAGCAGACACCGGGAAGCATGACAAAGAAAGATATCGAAGCAATCAAAGACCCGTCCGAGAGACAGGCTGCAATCGCTCAGAATATCCAGTTATTCCAGTGATTTTTACACCGACTATACGACAGAGTATAGCCGCTAACCCAATGCCTTAACAATTATGGGTAGAAAGGATTTTTATATGGCAGCAAAAGCTAATCTTATTATGACAAATGATATCCAAGTCACAGCACGTGAGATTGACTTTGTAACCAGATTTGAAAGAAACTGGGAACACTTGCGCGAGATTCTTGGTATCATGCGTCCAATCAAAAAGACACCCGGAGCGGTTCTTAAATCGAAATACGCAGAAGGCACATTACAGAACGGAAATGTTAAAGAGGGTGAGGAAATCCCTTACAGCAAATTCACTGTAAAAGAAAAGCCTTATGCAGAAATGAATATTGAGAAGTACGCAAAGGCTGTATCTATCGAAGCAATCAAGGATCACGGTTATGAGAACGCTGTTCAGATGACCGATGATGAATTCCTTTTCCAGCTTCAGACCAATGTTACTGAAAGATTTTACGATTATCTGAAAACAGGTACCCTCACATTCACAGAAACTACTTTCCAGATGGCTCTGGCAATGGCTAAAGGCCGTGTAGAAAACAAATTCAAACAGATGCACAGAAATGTGACTGGCGTTGTTGGATTTGTGAATATTCTTGATGTGTATGAGTATATTGGAGCAGCTGAGATTTCTATTCAGAATCAGTTCGGATTCCAGTACATGAAAGATTTCATGGGCTTCAATACCATCTTCCTGTTATCTGACAGTGAGATTCCAAGAGGACAGATTATTGCGACACCCGTTGAGAACATCGTACTTTACTATGTTGACCCGAATGAATCTGACTTTGCGAGAGCTGGGCTGGTGTATACCGTTTCCGGCGAGACAAATCTGATCGGATTCCACACACAGGGTAACTACCACACAGCAGTATCCGAAGCGTTTGCAATCATGGGACTTACACTCTTCGCAGAGTACATTGATGCTATTGCTGTCGGAACCATCAACGCAACTCAGACACTTGGAACTCTGACTGTAAACTCTGCGGCAGGAAGCAAAAGCGGAGATACTAAAGTAACCATTACTCCGGCAAAAGCAAACGCGGGAAATGTGTACAAGTACAAAGTTGCATCTTCTGAGACTTCCGTAGACTACGGACAGAACGTGAAAAACTGGAGCGCATGGGATGGCGAATCCGACATTACTGCAGCAACAGGACAGGTAATCACAGTGGTTGAGTGTGACAGCACTTATAAAGCACTTAGCGCTGGACACGCGACTGTAACAGCAAAATGATGATCAAGTAGGAGGTAGCTGGCATGGCTTATGCAGATTATAAATTCTATACAGAATCATTCGGCAATGTCGTGCCAGAAGCCGGCTTTCCACGGCTGGCAGAAAGAGCCAGTGATTTTGTGGACACAATGACATTTGACAGGTTGGTGGACGGACTGCCAACAAACGAACGCTCACAGAAGCGTATCAAAAAGGCGGTCTGTTCATTGGTTGAATTAATGTATCAGATTGAGCTTGCTGAGAAGAATGCTACCAATGCCGCTGTGAGTGGTACATCAACCACAATCGGGTCCGGTGGTAGCACGACAGGCATTGTAACATCTGTAAGTTCCGGCAGTGAATCCATCTCTTACGCAACACCTCAGCAGATTGGAGCAAGCGCAAAGGAATGGAGCGCAGTATATGCCGCCGCCGGAGATGTACAAAAAACGAATGACTTACTCTTAAAGACAGCTTTGCCACTTCTAATGGGAGTAAGGACAGATGATGGAATACCGATTTTATATGCGGGGGTGTGAGTATGATTTGCAATAAAAAGGCTTATTCAGATATGCGAAAAGACTGTGAAAGCTGCCCAGACAAACAACAGTGTTGGAGCGGTAAAAATGTTGGAGTAGCCTATTTAGATGCAAGCATTATAGAAGAGGCATCACAGCCACTTATGAGAGAAACAAAGACTATAAATGTCGGTGGTGTACTCACAACGGTATATAAAGATGATATTGAAAGAGAAATATATAAGGCTTTGCGAGAGCCTTTTTCTCTGAATTTTGGAGCGTAAAGGAGTGATTATATGGACATTTCAACATTAGGCTCATGCGTGGCAATCGTTATGATCTGCTACATTGCAGGAATGGGCTGCAAAGCATCAAAAAGAATCTCCGATGAATGGATTCCGGTAATCATGGCGGTTATTGGTGGGATTCTTGGAGCTGTCGGAATGGGAGTTATCCCGGATTTCCCGGCAACGGATTATATAACAGCAGTTGCGGTCGGTATGTTTAACGGATTGTCAGCTACTGGTGTGAATCAGGTTATTAAGCAGACAGTGCAGAAAGAGTGATTTTATGGGCGGACGTGGCGGAAGTAGTGGATTAACATCTGTAAGTCCAGAACAAAAACGTCTTATGAGTAACTTGCAGAAACGTAATGCTAAATACTCTATGTATTCAACACCAAAATTCACAAAAAACAAGGATGGTTCGGTTTCTTATGAGTATAAAAAGGAACAGATAATCAATCATGTTCATGGCGGGAAAATGCAAAGTGCTGAAAAGAACGATGTTTACCGTCGCACAGAAGTTATAACTGGGAAAATTATGAAAGATGGATTACGTCGAGAAAACAAACCAGTCAAAACAGAAACCCTTATAAAAAGAGGAAAACGGTAAATTATGGCAAACAAACAAACCAGTATAGCCTATGAAAATCTGAACCGCCGTATTTTCCCCGGCGTTGGTGAATACGGTATACCGCAGATAGAACCTGAGGCATTCGAGGGCAACTGTGAATTTGTCGGTTTTAATTATGCCAGAAAAAAATGCAATAACCCAGAAGAGAAAGCTGTTCATTTCTTTTTGGACGATTATCAGTTTGATGCACTATGGAGAAATCCAGACAGATATGTGGATAAGCTGAGCAAATTCCGGTACATTCTAACACCGGATTTCAGCACTTACACTGATTTCCCGAAAGTCATCCAGATATACAACCATTACCGAAAACACTGGATAGGTGCATATCTGCAAGAATATGGTTGCCGTGTGATTCCAACAATATCATGGAGTACACCGGATTCTTACGATTGGTGTTTCGATGGGGAGCCAGAGGGCAGAACGGTGGCGGTCAGCTCAGTAGGTTGTATGAACAGCAAGGGCAAAAAATGCCTATTCTTATCTGGATACAATGCCATGATTGAAAAGCTGCACCCAGAAAGCATTATCTTTTACGGGAAAGTGCCGGAAGAGTGCAAAGGCAATATTGTCCGAATAAAACCATTCTCTGATAGATTTTCAAAAGCAATATGTGAAGGATAGGAGGGTATCATGTACGAAAAAACGGTGACGATTTTCAACTATTACGAAAGTGCCACAACGGGAGATGCGTACTGGTATCCTCATGTGTTATCTGGCGTTGACCTCATTACGGACAAGGGAGCAATTCTCAAAAAGTACGGACCAGACGCAACCGACAACGCACAGTTACACGTTCGATACACTGTCCAGAACGGCAATGTAACCATTACTGATAAAGACGGCAAAATCCTCCCATGGGTGCCGCCTAAAGAATGGAAACAGCAGATTAACAACGCTTTGGAAGACACTATTACATTCTCGGACGAATCGTTTTTCTGGGAAGGTGAGTGGGCTGGCGGAACGGTATCCGATGGTGATTATCGGAATGGATTCTACCAGTACATGAACGAGAACAGGGATAACGTGTTCAAGATTACTAGTGTAGGCGGTCCGTATACACTGATTCCACATTTTGAGATTCTGGGTAAGTAATATGAGTAAGATTCATCATTTTAAAGGATTCTCCGTAGTCGATGGAGATATGAAAATAAAGCTGAATATGAGCAGATTTTCCAAACAGTACCAAGAAGCCCAGTATCTCCTTGATGGAATGGTCATGGACAGTATGGTGCCATTTATGCCGATGATTTCGGGAGATTTTATCGATAAGACAAGGGCAAGAAGTTCCTCTATGCAAGGCACAGGCTTTGTTTGTGCGGCGGCAGAACCTTATGGCAGATTTCTTTACATGGGAAAAACGATGGTGGATGAGCTGACTGGAAGCCCTTACGCTCGGCAGTATGCCAAGAAAGTCCTTGTTAGTCAGTTTTCTGGTCGGACAGCCGCAAAGGAAAATCTTGAATATACCAAACAAGCTCACCCACGGGCGCAGGCAAAGTGGTTTGATGCCGCTAAACGACAATACGGCAGTACATGGATTCGCAAAGTAAAAGCACAGGCAGGAGGTGGCAGACATGGCGGATAAGCCTATCGGGAAAGATGCAACTGGATATGAAATTCTGACAGATGCCATGAAAGCACTTCTGAACCAGTATCCGGGGCTGTACGAAAATAAAACGATCAAATTTGAGGAGCTTGGCAAGGAATCAGGAATTGCGTTCTCCGCAGATAACGGTGCGCTGATCTATTCAGAAAAAGAAGATGTTTGCGGTGTGATGCATCAGGTATGCCAGTATCCATTTTATGTAGTATATCGCACGGCATCCGACAAGGAAAGGCAGAAGTTATCTGTTCAGAAATTCCTAGACAATCTTGGTAAATGGATATGCCGAGAACCAGTTGTCATAAATGGATCTGAGACACGTTTAAATGCGTTTCCAGAGCTTTCGCAGGGGCGAGTGATAAAACGCATCATTCGCGATAATTCCTACGGCACAGAGCCACAGGAGAACGGCGTACAGGACTGGTTGCTTCCAATCACAGTAAAATACGAATATGACTGGGAAAAATGGTGATTACACCACTTAAATATAACAACTAACCGGCTATCAATTGGAGATAGTCGCTAACCTACACAGCCTTTAAGAGTTATAGGCAGAAAGGACATTTCTATGGCAGTTACAGGCAAAATTGACCGTAAATACATGGCTCATTATATTGACGCAGGTTCCCTCTGTGGAGGACTGACGCCGAAATATGAGCGTCTTGGAAAGGACCTGGAAGAGTATAACGTAGAACTCAATCCAGATACTGAAACATCTAAAAACATTCTTGGAGAATCCACATTCAAGCATAACGGCTACGAAGTTTCTTCTGATGCTGATCCGTTTTATGCAGATACCACTTCTGATCTGTTCACAGCGTTACAGAAGATCGTAGATGGGCGTCTCAAAGACGATAATCTCAAAACAAAAGCAGTTGAGGTTCATCTTTGGACAGAAGCCACAGCAGGAAAGTATGAAGCATACCAGCAGGACTGCTACATTGTTCCGACCTCCTACGGCGGCGATACGTCCGGCTATCAGATTCCATTTACCGTGAACTACGTTGGAGAACGTGTCAAAGGAAAATTTGACATTACTTCCGGCACATTCACAGCTGACAGCGAATAAACACATATACAAGGAGGACATGCTAAATGGCAAAAGTAATTAATACCAAAATTGATGATGGAGTTCTCATTTTTACATTTACCAACAACGAAGACGAAGTTTTTTCTTCTTTCAAACTGAACCCGACTGATATCAATGTAGCAGCACGCGCAGAGGAACTGGAGGAGTGCTTTGAACAGTTCAAGGATTCTGTCCAGAAAGTCACATCTGGTAAAGAGATGGCAGAGTTGAATAGACAGATCGAAGACAAAATCAATTATCTGCTCGGATATGAAGCATCCAAAGACCTGTTCAAAGAACCAATTACCGCAACAACTGTATTCGGTAATGGCCAGGTGTTCGCTTACATTGTTCTGGATAAAATCGAAGAAGCAATTGCACCGGAAATCGAAAAGAGAAAAAAGAAAATGCAGGCAGCAGTCAATAAGTATACGGAGAAGTATACAAAATGACCGCCTATGAGCTTCCCACCTCACTAAATATCAGTGGGGTGGATTTTTCTATCAGAACAGATTTTCGTGCGATTATTGATATCCTCATAGCCATGAACGACCCAGAACTGGACGAACAAGCGAAAGCAGTTGTTATGCTGCAGATTTTATTCGAGGACTGGCAAAGCATACCCCCAGAACATCTTACGGAAGCTTGTCAGAAAGCTTGCGAGTTTATTGACTGCGGTCAAGTTGACGATAGTCCGAATAAACCTAAACCCCGTTTGATGGACTGGGAACAGGATGGAGATATGATCGTTCCGGCGGTAAATAAGATTACCGGTAAAGAAATCAGAGCAGTGCCTTATATGCACTGGTGGACATTCTTTGGATATTTCATGGAATCTGGCGAATGCCTGTTCAACACGGTTGTTGGAATCCGGTCTAAAAAGGCAAAGGGCGAAAAGCTCGATAAATGGGAAAAGAAATTCTATCAGGAAAATAAAAACACAATTGACATAAAAACACGTCTCAGCGATGAGGAGCAAGCTTATAAAGATAAGCTGAATGAGATGTTGAACCTCAAATAGTTAGGAGGTGGACACATGGCTGCTGATGGCTCAGTCATTATTGATACCAGAATGGATACAACCGGTGTCCAAAATGGCGTATCAGCTATAAAACAGTCATTTAACGGCCTTGGAAGTGCTGTAAAAAAAATCGGTTTGCTGATTGGTGGGGCTTTTGCAGTTGGCAAGTTAGTGCAGTTCGGAAAAGAGTGCGTAGAACTTGGCTCTGACCTGGCGGAAGTTCAGAATGTGGTCGATGTTACATTTACCACAATGTCGGATAAGGTCAATGAATTTGCAAAGAATGCCATGACCTCTGCCGGATTGTCAGAAACCATGGCAAAAAGGTATGTTGGAACGTTTGGAGCAATGTCTAAGTCGTTCGGATTTTCAGAATCACAGGCTTACGACATGTCAACGGCTCTGACACAGCTAACTGGTGATGTAGCATCATTCTATAACATCAGTCAGGACTTGGCTTACATCAAGCTGAAATCAGTGTTTACGGGCGAAACCGAGACATTGAAAGATTTAGGTGTGGTCATGACCCAGTCAGCACTTGACCAGTATGCATTGGCTAATGGATACGGAAAAACCACATCCGCCATGACAGAACAGGAGAAAGTTGCTCTCCGCCTGGCTTTTGTACAGAAACAGTTATCAGCCGCATCTGGTGACTTCATCAGAACATCTGGCAGCTGGGCGAACCAGGTGCGAGTGATGCAGTTGCAGTTGAAGTCTCTCAAGGCAACAGTCGGACAGGGATTGATTAATATTTTCACACCTGTTCTGAAAGTTATTAATATTCTGCTAGGCAAACTGGCAACTCTGGCAAATGCCTTCAAGTCATTCACGGAGCTTATCACTGGCAAGAAATCATCAGGTCAGACAGGTGGAAGCGGCGCAGGGCTTGCCGGAACAGATACAGTTGCAGATACGGCAGATCAGTATGGACAGGCAGCCGATAATGCAGAGAAACTGGCAGATGCCACAAACGATAATGCTAAGGCAACGAAAAAGGCAAATAAAGAAACAAAAAATTATCTTTCTTCATTGGACGAAATACACAAAGCTACCTCTACAGATAGTAGCTCTTCCATACCATCTTCATCTGGCGGGAGTGGTGGAGCGTCTGGAGGATTATCTGGTGCAGTAAGCAATGTGGATTACGGAAAACTTGCAGAAGGCGAAACGACTATTAAAAAAATGTCCAAGCCGCTTGATTCCATAATAAAGAAGTTTAAAAAATTAGCCAAATTGCTATCAAAAGGATTCTGGGATGGACTAGGCGATTACAAACCGATTTTTGATGATATTAAGGAAAATATTAACTCTATCGGGAAATCCTTGCAGAATATATTTACTGATCCAGAAGTAATTGGAGCGGCAAGTGATTTTTTAGATACATTTGCCTATTCCATTGGAAGAGTATCTGGATCTTTTTCGAGGATTGGAATAACAATTGCTCAAAATCTTATTGGAGGAATAGAAAAATTTCTAAAGCAAAACACCAGTAGAATAAAAACATATTTAATTGATATGTTTGATATTGGATCTGAGGTTGCTCAAATTGAAGGAAATTTTTCATCCGCTCTAGCAGAGGTATTTTCTGCATTTGGTGGAGAAATTGCGCAGCAGATAACAGCCAATATCATAGGGATATTCTCAAATATCTCAATGACTGCTATGGGATTATGTGCAAGACTTGGAAGAGATATGCTGAATATGATCGCACAGCCGTTCATTGATAATAAGGATATATTAAAAAGCGCAGTCGAAGGAACACTTGGGGTTATCGAAACAATAACCGATGGATTATCGACAGTTATTCAAAATCTTTCCGATTTAGTGACCGCATTATACGATGAGCATTTAAAACCTTTTTTTGATTCAATAGCTAATGGACTTTCAACCATTTTTGGAACTTTAATAGATGGATATAACACATATATTCTTCCAGTTATGCAAGGTTTAGCTTCTAAGATAAAAGAGCTTATGGATGGGGAATTGGGAGAAATGTTTGTAAAAGTCCAAACTTTTCTCGGCAAATTAATAGATATCTTAAAAGAGCTTTGGGAAAATATTTTAGTTCCAATAATTAGCTGGATTGTATCAAATGCAATTCCAGTAATAGCAGACGTTGCAAATGTAATTGGCGACACTGTTATAGAGGCAATAAAATCCGTTATTAAAATTATTGGAGATGTATTAGATGTCCTGAGCGGAGTTATTGATTTTCTGAAAGGAGTTTTTACAGGCGATTGGGAACTAGCATGGAACGGAATCAAAGAAACTGCAAGAGGTACATGGAACCTTATAAAAGATATTATATCTGGAGCCTGGGAAGCTATTAATGGAATAGTAAAAACCGCATTAACAATAATAAAAAGTATCATTTCTCTTTCTTGGAATGCAATAAAAACAGTTACTGTTACAGTATGGAATGCTATAAAAACATGGCTGTCTAATACATGGGAAGCAATAAAAACTACAGTTTCGACAATATTTGATGGAATAAAGTCTAAAATTACAAGAATTTGGGATTCTGTATCAGAAAAAACGTCATCTATATGGGGGAAAATAAAAACATTTGTTGACGGAAAAGTAAGCGCTATTCATGATGCAATCGTGGATAAATTTACAAGTGCCAGAGATACAGTTGTAAGAGCTTTTGAAAGTATACGCGATACTATCAAAGATATATTAAACAAAGTGATTGGAATTGCAAACAGCGCTATCGGAACTGTAAACAGTGCAATCGGTGGCATTGAATCAGCATTTACATTTGGACCGTGGAAGGTTCCAACTCCGTTTGGCTCAAGGACAATTGGATTTACGGCTAATTTCCCAAGAGTTCCTACAATTCCATATCTTGCAAAAGGTGCCGTTATTCCGCCGCGATCAGAGTTTCTGGCAGTCCTTGGAGATCAGAAGAATGGTCGCAACCTGGAAGCACCAGAAGACCTATTAAGACAGATCGTGAGAGAGGAAACTGGTGGAAATCAGGGCAGTGGCGGAAATTACAGATTTACAGCGCAGTTGAACCGCAGAACGATATTTGATGAGATGATTGACGAAGCAAAGTTAAGACGTGATGCAAGCGGTACAAATCCGTTTGAACTGGCATAGGGGGTGAGAACGTGGCATTTTCGATAAGTAAATCAAGAACTGATAGATATAAGATAAATGGGCTTCTCATCCCTCAGCCAGATGAGGATATGCAGTGTAATTTTGAAACCACCTATTCGGAAGGAAGCAACCGCACACAGTATGGAAGAGCAATAATAGTACCACTTTATACAGTTATGCAATATAGCTATAAAGCCACAAATGTTCGCGTTGATGAGAAATCAGCTAATCTCGTAAATGCAATCATTAAAGGAGAGCCGTTTATGTTGTATCACTGGTTAGCACACAAAAATGAATGGCGTTCAGAAAAGTTTTACGTGGGAAAAATGAATTACAACATAAAACAAGTTGGGGAATACTATTCCGAAATATCATTTAATATGCAGGGGGTGAATCCACTTGATTAATGCATCAAACACTTTTAAAGAAAAATTGCAGGATGGTGAGCAAGTCATTGAAATTGTGGAGATCACCTTTGCTGACGGAACGAAAAAGACGCTTGAAAACGAGATTATGATCGGCAACAATGACTTTTCCGATTGTGCTGAGAGTAGTAGCTTCCCGGTAGGTGCTACAGTCTGCAAAACAATGAAGCTTGAACTGGACAATACAGAGGATCAGTGGAAAGATTATAATTTCTACCAGGCAAAAGTTCACGCCTATTTGAAACTCCAGACTTCCGCATCGGAACCAGCCAGTGAATCAATTTGGATGAATGATTTTTACGAGCCGATTTTAGACACTGATGGAAACAGCATAGTCCTGTCCAGGGCCGCGTCAGAAGACCGATACGAGACAATTGATAAGGGTGTCTATACAATTACCACGCCGGAGCAATATGGTGAAATATTGAGCTTTACGGCGCTTGATGACATGTATAAAACCAACGCTAAATATTATAGTGCTCTGACGCTTCCACAGCCGATTATGGCGCTGATAAGGGATGCTTGTGAGAGTTTGAATATCCCTATGGGATTTTCTTCCATGGCGCATGGAAATGTTGTTGTTACGGCACTCCCAGATAATATGACATTCCGTCAATTGATCGGTTGGGCGGCAATGTTGGAGACAGCAAACGCCAGGATTGACAATAGAGGGTATTTGCAATTTATTAAGTGGAATTTTGGAGCTGTCGAAAACGGCTCCTTGGTTCCAATTAAATTAGAGGATTACGTGAATAGCCCAACTCTTTCCAGTGATGATATTGTAATTACTGGTATCAGAGTAAAAAACAAAGAATCAGAGTCCCTGTTCGGAACCGCCGGATACGTTCTGGAGTTGGAAAACAATCTTTTGTATGACAGTGACCTCGAAACTGTAGCGGCATGGATCGGTGGTGATCTGATTGGATCCAGATTCCGAAATCTGCAAGGAGATCTGATTTATAATCCTCTGTTAGAGTTTGGTGACATGGCATATAGCTTTGATCGGAACGGAAATAAATATCTTACACCGATTACTGATGTATCATCTCCGTTAAATGGCATTACCACTGTAAAAACGCAGGCAGATGATCCTATTCGGAACAGCAGTGCATATATGTCAGCAGCTACAAAAGCACTGGTAGAAGCAAGACAACTTGTTAAGGATGAACGCACAGAGCGCGAAAAAGCCGTTGAAAGGCTAGCAAATACGCTTAAGGAGTCTGGCGGGCTTTATATGACAGAAGATCCACAGGACGACGGTAGTGTAATCTATTATATGCACAATAAGCCGACTCTGGAAGAATCAGATATTGTATGGAAACTCACGGCGGAAGCCATTGGAATTTCTACAGATGGTGGAAAAACCTATCCTTATGGATTTACTGTTACAGGAGAAATGATTACAAGACTGCTATACGCCGAGGGAATCAATGCAAGCTACATCAATGCCGGCGCGCTGATCGTGCGTGACACAAACGGAAAAATTATCTTTTCAGCCGATATTGATAATAACCAGATTGTAATTGACGGCGCATCCGTGCGAATCGGTGCATCACCTTTGGACGGACTGTTAAACAGTATGCAAGGTCAGATTGACGGAAATATCAATACCTGGACCGGGACTCCTGCACCTACACTTAGCAATTACCCGGCAAACGAGTGGCTAACTGATACAGAAATGAGTAAGCATGTAGGTGATCTGTATTATGATGGAGACAGCCATGCTTACAGATTCCGCAATGATGGAAAAGGGTATTACTGGGAAAGATTAAAAGATACGGACGTAACAAAAGCATTACAGGATTCCGAGGATGCTTTAGAGGCAGCTAAATCCGCGCAGGAAGCGGCGGCTCTTGCCAAGAATATGACCTTGCAGCTGAGTAACGAATACCAAGGCGTTTCTGTTGATTCTGATGGAAATTATGGAACGTTTCCTAGTAACGTGAGTACACAGGCGGTCGTAATGTACGGAACACAGGATATTACATCTGATTGTAAGTTTACAATTATCAAATCAGATAGCGTAACAGGATCCTGGGACAATTCAACTAAGACATACACGGTAACAGCATTATCCGCTGACGATGGATGGGTAGATATTAAAGCAACATATATCAGCGTTCTATCAGTAGTTAAGAGATTTTCGCTGGCTAAAATTTACGCCGGCAAAGATGGCGTTGACGGCCTCCAGGGACCGAAAGGAGATCAGGGTATTCCAGGCGTATCCCCATCAATACGATACTCTTCTATGCCGAATGGCGAGGACATGACGGATAATCCTCAATATGTACTTTGGCTTGATTCCGATGGGAATGTTATTTGTGATACAGATGGGAACGCTATTTGCATTTCACTTGAAGAAATTCCCTATATTGGATTTTTAAAATCTGGAGCAGAAGTGGGAAGTAATAACCCATCAGATTACACTTGGAGCAGATACCAAGGTTCTAATGGATTATCCCAGCGAACACACTTAGCCTATGCAAACAGTGCTGATGGAAAAACAGATTTCTCTGTGTCGGACAGTAATCGTGAGTATATCGGTATGTATGCGGATTTTACCGAGCAAGATAGTACTAATCCAGATGATTACGCGTGGACACTTGTAAAAGGCGCGAATGGCGCACAAGGTATCCCTGGAAAAGCAGGTGCGGACGGAAAGACGCCATATTTCCACATAGCTTATGCGAATAGTGCGGACGGAAAAACTGGCTTTGATGTAGTTGTCAGTGCCGGAAAGCAGTATATTGGCCAATATACTGATTACGACACGCCGGATGATTCCATTGACCCGACAAAATATAGCTGGACGAAGATAAAAGGTGAACAGGGCGATAAAGGAGAACAAGGTGTACCTGGCAGGACATATTTTATCGAGCTTTCATCTAATATCCTAAAACGAGGTCAGAATGACAAGGTTGTACCAAGTACAATTACGGCAAAAGCTTATTATCGAGATGGCGACAGTGCTACAAGAACGGCATATTCCGGTAGATGGTATGTGCAGACTTCCACGGATGGCTCTACATTTACAAACGTATTGGTTTCAACTGTAAATGAGCCGAGTAAAAGTTATACTGTTAGCTCACTGGATAGAAGCATTGTGTCTGTTAGATTTATCCTGTATGCAGCAGATGGAACTACAAATCAGCTGGATATGCAATCTGTCCCTGTGGTGATAGATGTGGACGCACTTACCCATGAAGAGATATTTAATCTTCTTACAAATAATGGTTCCATGAAAGGAATTTATAAAGAGGGCAACCAGTTATATATTTCGTTCACTTATGCGAAGGGCGGAACGTTAAAGCTTGGCGGTCCAAATAATGGGTATGGCACCTTTGAGGTGTACGACGCGAATGGAAATATAATAGCTCAAATAGATAACTCGGTTGGGTTTAAAAACTTCAAGGGAAAAGAGTGGTTCCAGATAAATGAGTCTGTAGCTACAGCTGGTTACGATTCCTCCCTTGTTCATGGACTTCTTGATTTATCCGCGCAATACTCTGATGGATATTGGACTGTTTTGGAGAGCAAACAAGCTGGTCTTCTTTTAAAAACGGTATCCAGAATGAAAGTGGAGACAACCGGAAGCAGTTCTCTGACTCTCAATGTGCCAGAAATGCCTAAGCTTATAACCGGTAGTAACTTGGGAAAAAATAATAATGGAGATGTTGGAACAATTGCGTCATCCTCTATGCATTATAAAGTACTCGGGAAAACCGTAAAGGAAGACGAACTGGAAGACCTCTATAAAATCAAGGTAATCTGGGCGAAGTACAAAGACGGATATCTTATGGAACAAGACGAACGGTGCGGTAAAGAAATGCCAATGTTTGTTGCAGAGGATATTGACCGCAGATTTCCAATTGCTGTTGACCATGATAAAAAGGGACGTGCTGAAAACTGGAACTATCGTATTATGATTCCCTGTATGTTCGCAATGTTAAAAAATGAGCATGAAAAAGTTAAAAATCTGCAATCCGAGCTTGATTCCGTGAGAGCGGAATTGAATGAATTAAAACAACTTGTTAAACAACATATTTCAATGGAGGTATAAGACTATGGCAAATAACACATGGAGTAATTACACAGAAAAAACAGCAACGCCAGTAGATGCAGATGAAGTAATGGTTCGTGATTCCACAGACGGAAAGAATAAAAGACTTATTTTTGGCACTTTCTGGAAGTGGGTAGCTAAGAAATTAAACGAGGCTACCATTTCGGAATTGCAGACTAGTAACAAGACAATCATCGGGGCAATCAATGCACTAAATAGTGAAAGCTCAATAAGTCTTTGTAAGGTGATCTCTGGTGAAAATACGTTTTCTTCGGAATTAAAAGGAAAATCATACAAAGCTATTATTGGATTCTTTTATGAACCATCCGACAATCCTTTTTCTTTTGGAAGTGGGTATTTTATTGCTTTTCAAGCAACATATCTACAAGAAGCCAGCAGTTTTGTTATTATTGGGGCTAGCCTCACTGGAATAATTGAAAATAAATTTGTTAAGTTAAAATGATGAATGTCATAAAATCACATGATCTTTATCCCAATCTTTTTCATATCGAGCAACGGAGGAATTCTTTGGCTGGATTATTAACTCAAATAATTGCTACAAGGTTATTTAAAAGTACTAATAAAAATAGGATTGGAATATATATCGCATTCAAAAATTAGTGAAAAGTATCACCGCTGCTCGATATGAAAAAAGGTGTATGGACTAAAATTGTGTAATAGTGAAGCTCGAATGTTTAAAGTAATGTTTTCCAGTCACTCCATGTACCATTTGTGGTATCCATTCTGACACCAATTTTCCCATTATATGTCGAATAAAATTGGACGCTTCTATTTAAGGAATATTTAATAGTGACAATTGTTGAATATCCTAATGGATATCCGTAGGAATTAGAATCATTTGCGCACATGGAAATGCCAATTGGATAATCTATTGGTAGAGTATCTGCCGTGTATTCTTTGATTTTTAGTATTTTGTTCGAAAACTGGCAATCACTATTTAGTGTATTGATTGCGCTAATAATTCGACTATATTATATAAAAATGTGGGGCTGAAATTCACAATTACTCGTTGTATCATGTACTTATCAACATGAAAGGAATGATATAATGAGCAAATTACAGGAATTTTTAAACCTTGGTGATTATTACGCATCCAACGGCGGGTATCTTGAAAAGAAAAGTAATGCCTATCTGGATGATTTTAAGAAAAATGCAGGATATAACAATTACACTAAATTTGCCCGTGATGTAAGCTCATGGGGGCAGCCAGGATGCCAGGGGCAGCCGTGGTGTGCGGAGTACCAGTTTTGGAAGCTGGTAAAAGTAATTGGAATCACAAATGCCTTACAGATTATGGGCGGAGGTTTTTACAACTGCGTATCAATCACTAACTGGGCTAAGAAAAAAGGTACTTGGCGCAATGCTCCAAAGGTAGGTGCGCTTGTAATCTTCCGCAATGGATCTCATGTTGGAAGTGTGCAGAGTTTTGATAGTTCGAGAATCTATACAAACGAAGGAAATACTTCTAGCGCAGCTGGTGTGGTGGCGAATGGTGGGGCAGTCCGAAATAAATCCTATTCCATCAACGATCCAGCAATCGACGGATATGTTTGGATTGACTGGAATGAAGCAGCGGGAGATACTTGGAAAAAGACAGGAACCAGAATAGCGACTGTGAATGATTTATACGTCCGCGAGACACCGAATGGTTATGTAATGGGTTCCATTGATAAAGATACTGTTGTTGATATTGATGGAAAAGTAAGCGGAAAATGGACGCATGTTAAAGTTTCTGGAATTGGTATTGGTTGGATCTGGACTGGATACCTTGCAAAGGAATCGGTTAATAAACCGGTTAATAAGCCAATTGTAATTTCAAATAAACAGGATAAGAGCCAGGTTCTCTTCAAAGGAAATGTAACTGCAACTGCTCTGAATGTCCGCACTTGGGCTGGCGAGGAATATCCGAAAATTAAAAAATACCCGAAGCTCAACCAGGGAAATGAAGTAGAAGTAATGAATTTTACCCAGAAAGATAAAAACGGTAGTAAGTGGTATTATATCCGTATTGCAGGAAAGTATTATGGATTTGTATCTGCAAAATATATTAAGAAACAGTAAAAATATCCCGGGGAATTAGCCCCGGGAATTTCTTTTATTTAATTGCTGATAACATCAATGCGCCAGTTCGTCAGCGCATAGAAGATATCATTAATTATTTTTCTGGATTTTGGGGAAAATGTCGAGCTGAAAACCAATCTCATTGCCTTTCCCGTAAGCGTTTTTGGTATCTTTTGAGTATGTAACCTTTTCGATTAAACTCTTAAGCATTTTATTCTTGGATTCCGTGTCAAGGCCCCAATAGTTATCAAGTAGCTCTTCGCAACGTGGGATAAAATCCGACCGTTGTTTTATAATGTTCTCGTCATGCTTGATTTCTTCTTTTAATTTTTCTATAGTGTCGGAGCATGACTGGATAGATGCGGATATTGTTTTAGCACGTTCAAGAAAAATCTCCGTGGTATAGATACCCTGTTCGAGTAGGTCGTATTGTTTTGCTTTCTGAGAGTTCAAGCTTTCCAGCTCGTTTTCTTTCTCATGTATGAGATTTTGTTTAGAGGTTATTACGCAATCAATATCCTTTGAAGATGCATTAATATCATTGTTTAACTTATATTCCTCCACAATCTCCCTAATTCCATCAATCACAGATTTTTCAACCAAAGACAACTTGCTGCTTGCTGTGGGGCAAGATGTATAAGGACACATGAGGGTATCTTCCTGCCTGCGCTTTTGATAAGGGCGGCGAACCATGGCGCGACCACATTTGCTGCAATAGACAATTCCGGCAAGTGGATTACGAATCGAGTTTGCTATACTAACTGGGCGAGGCGGGTTCTTTTTTCGTATTTCCTGGACGGAATTATACAGATCTTCTGATATAACAGCCGGATGTAATCCATTACAAATAAGAGTATCTTTTGATCGAGGGCGTGTCTTAATTACTTGACCATTCTGTATAGTCTTCACTGTTTTTCTCCCATTCCATCGTATTTTTCCGATGTATACCGGATTTGTCAGAATTCCCTGTATACTGGCAGGAGTCCAGTCACCGCCCAGTGCAGATTCTATTCCCATTTCATTTAATTTCCGTGCAATCTTCGCAACTCCGATTTGTTCGCAGCCATCACCGGAATACCAGGTGTAGATCATTTTTACAATCTCAGCTTGAGTCGGAACAGGTCGGAGAGTATAGCCTTTTTCTTTTTCGAGTTTTACTCTTTCGTATCCGTAAGGTGGTTTGTTACCACAGTATTTCCCCTCTTTGACCGATGAGATTCTTCCAGCGTTCAGTCGGCGCTTGATGGTTTTATACTCTCTGCGGCTCATAAATAGCCCAAACTCAAAATATTCTTCATCAAATTCATTGTTTGGATCATATATTTTTGTGGGGGTAATAATTTTCGTGTCAGAATACTGGAAAGCCCTTGACACAACACCTTGGTCAATTGTATCACCTCTGGCAAGACGTTCCACTTCCACAACCAGAACGCCATCCCACATACCGGATTCTACCTCATGCAGAAGTTGCTGCATGACAGGACGGTCGGCGATAGTTTCTCCAGATACCACTTCGCGGTAAATTGCACCTACAATGTACTCTTTTTTCTTTGCAAGATCTAACAAGATCCGTTCATGCCTGGCAAGCGTTTCGCCCTCTCCGTGCGCCTCAGCTTCCCGATCGGCTCTGGATTTCCTTAGATAGATGCATACTGATTCATTCATTTTATCATTCTCCTTTTTTTACTTGTGCGATAATCCAGGAGATGATATAATTATGGTGTAGGTAAGATTTTCTCCGGATTATCTTATTTATTAAAACCGGTTCCTGTTGGTCGCAGGAGCCGGCTTTTTTATTATTTATTCTATTTCATCAATATCAAGAGAATATCCAAAGACTTCTCCAACATCTGTACATTTCCCTTTTAAAGTAACTGTCTCTCCTTTGGTCATAGAAGCTACTTTTGTTTTTTGTTCATCATTTTTTATGTAGCATTGAACTCCGATAATCTCAAAGTCTCCATCAGCCATCAAGTCAATATACTTTCCAGAAGCGTCAATGTTTGTAAGTTTTCCAGTAATTTCAAGATATTTATCTTTGTATTTATCAGACGCTCCCATGGCATTGTTATCAAGATCTGCCATCATATCATTAACTGATACGGAAGTGTATTCTTTTGGTATATCTTCTTTTTTACTTGATGTAGAATTTGTAGATTTCGTACTGGAATTACTATTACTTCCGCCTGTCACCGCACCTATAGCACAAAGGATGATAAGGGTAAGCAGAATCCACTTAAACTTTCCACCTTTTAATTTCTTCCGGCACTGCGGACACACTTTAGCGTCTGCCGGAATCTCTGTTTTGCAATATTTGCACTTTTTGGTCTTTTCCATAGAAAATCCTCCTCATATGGTTTATTTTATCTGATTGTACCACAGCGCAAAATAAAATAAAACATAATAATTTATAATAACTCGACAGATTTCGACAAAAATAATACTTGACTTCTAAATGACTTCATGCTATATTAAACACAAGAAGTCAATACGACTTCATAAAAGAAAGGAGAAGCCAATGAGTATCAAAACATTTACGTTAAGACTCACAGAGGAACAAATTGATTTTGTTGGTGAAAAGGCAAAGGAAATGGGGGTGAGCAAAAACGACTATATCCGAAGATTAATTGATGGAGACATTCGTGCAGATAAGGAAGATAGAATCTTGCAGGAAATTATCGAAATCAAGAATATGCTTGAAAAGAGCATAAAATAAGAAAATGGTGCCTGCATAAAAGCGGGCACCTAACCAATTACAATAATTTATATACTTAGAGTAAATTGACATTTAGTTGTCATTACAATAAAATGGAATTTACGACAGAAAGGAGACTATGGGTAGACCTAAAAAAGAGATTACAAAAAACACATATTTCCAAATCAGAATGGAACAGGAAATTTATGATTTGCTTGTCACCACAGCGCGCAAACAGGGCGTATCTAAAGCCGAAATTGTGCGCCGTGGAATTGTCGCACAAGCAAAACTTACCAAGGCATAGACCAATATGCCCTTATGGAAAGTTGTGTTATTTTTATAAATCACTCTTCCACGAGTGTCTGTATGATAACACACTTTCCGTAAAAAATCAATATTTTTTTATAGAAAGGATAAAAAAATTATGAACGGATTACAAAAAGTTGAATTTAATGGAACTTTAGTTCTTACTACACAGCAGATTGCGGAAGCATACGAAACTGATACTAAAATTATTCAAAAAAATTTCAGCAGAAATAAAGAAAGATACATTGAGGGCAAACATTTTATTTGCCTTGAGGGTGAAGAATTAAAAGAGTTTAAAACGAAACGTCATTTTGACGATTCGTCAAGACTCAACAAACTCTACCTTTGGACACAGAAAGGTGCTTTTCTTCACGCAAAGTCATTAAACACTGACAAGGCGTGGGATGTATATGACGCTCTGGTGGATGAATATTTCCAGAAGAGAAACGAACTTGCCCTTTCTGGCATTTCCAAAGAACTGCAAGCCGTTATCGTAGTAGATAAGAGAGTAACCCAGGTTGAGAAGAAAGTGGATATTGTCCGGCAGGAACTTGAACGCCTGGAATTTGATTTGCCAATCCTTCCAATTGAAGCCGACAGGATCACAGAGGCAGTACGCAAGCGTGGCGTGGATATCCTAGGTGGAAAAGGCTCGAACGCATACCAAGACAGGTCAATGAGGCAGCGAGTATACAGTAACATCTATGCAGACTTAAAAGCGAACTTCCGTGTGCGCTCCTACAAGTCAATCAAGCGAAACCAGTGTGACTCTGCCTTGAACGTGATCGCACGATATGACGCACCCCTGTATCTCCAGGACGAAATCTATATGATAAACGGACAGCGCTCAATCTGGGACGACTGAACGAAAAAAGTAGAATTTTCTCGATTTTCGTCAAATACAGCATTAATGTAAGAAAATTTGTGCAAGATTGAGATATTGTATAATTGTTATATTGAGAGTATAATATAAACTAATTTGGGAGGAATTTTATGAAAGGAATAAAAAAGCTGGTTATATTTTTTCTGTTCGGAATAATGCTCACATTTTCTGTGCATGCGCCGCTATGTGAGAGTATTGATCCAACAGATTCCGAAGTGATTATTAAGACAAGTGCCAACAATCAATATGTGATACATAATTATACACAGGCGGTTGTATCTGAAGCAGAGCAGCAGTCATTTGTTGTGAAGAAAAGCAACAATATTTCTGCGGAATGTACATGTCATTTCTTTTTCAATCGTTCAAGACAAATGGAGGGAACACTTTTTAAGCAGAGGGCAAGAAGTATGATCCAGTCCGTTCTATATCGCTGAGAAGAGGGTATAATGGAATAAAAGAGAACAAATGTTCTTGCTTGCGTGATATTGGAGGGACGGAAAATGGATTACAAAAAGGAAATTATTGAGATGATAGAGAATACTGAAAATGAGGGCAAGTTAAAATTTGTCTATACGATTCTTATTAAATATCTGAAATCAAAGAAGCAAGGGGATTAACCCTTGCTCCTTTTGTTTAGCGATGAAACTATTTGTTTTATTGCTTTCTTATCTTCTTTATCGAGTGCTTTGTATTCCTCGATAAAATCTAAGATGTCAGGTTCCGACATAAGATTTCCAATTATGGTTGCATAATCATCATCGCTTTTAGAACCCATGAGGTATGTCGGTGTTACTTCCAAAACGCCACATAGAAGTTCAATAGTGTCCATGTCTGGCTTACACTTATCTTTTTCCCAGTCACTAATTGAATTGTGCTTTGCATTGATTTTTTCTGCAAGTTGTTTCTGGGTCAGCTTCTTTACCGTTCTGGCTTGCTTGACTTTCTCGCCAAATGTCATTATCGTTTCCTCCCTTCATAACTAATAATAATATAAAAATTTCGGACTGTCAATAAAATAATTTCGATTTTTTCGAAACTTCTTCTTGACATTCGGATATTTCGAAGTTATACTATAATTGTTCGATAGGAACGAAATTCAAACAGAAAGGAGAAATGAAGAATGTGCGTTGGTAAGAAAATCAAGTCATACCTTGAAAACAACGGCATAACACAGACATTTGTCGCCAACAGAACTGGAATTCCTGTTCAGAAACTCAATCTTTCTCTCAATGGAAATCGCAGATTAGATTTCGATGAATACGAACTAATTTGTGGGGCGTTATCCGTTGGGACCGACAAGTTTCTTGAACCAAGGTTGCCAGAAGTTAAGTAGAAAGGAGTGTATGAAGATGGAAGGAAAATCAATCGCCGGACTTACGGACTATGCTTTTGAGATGCTTGGATATGATAAAGAAAAGATGAAACAAATAAAATGCTAGATTTTGAAGATATAAGAGGATAATTGAACATGAGAATATATAAAAAACCAGTAGTAACTGTTGACGCAGGAATGGCAGAGGGTGTTTACGCAGCAAGTG